GCGCCACCCCTGAATCGTTTAGATTTTTCATAATTTCAATATCAGACTTGCCCAGCTCTCGCATGTCTTCTATTGTTTCTCTAAGAACTAAATCTTGATCAGAAAGCTGCTGCAACATCTCAGTATCGTTTCGAGCTGGCCCAAGCATGTAGCTGCCAGCTTTTTGCAAATTGCCAAGCAACCCAATACCGTCATCACCTTTGAAAAGTAATTCCTTGGCAGTGCCAAAGAAACCCTCACCCGGCAGGCTTCCAAGCCCAGACTTTAAAGAAGCAAGTTTTGCACCAAAGCCTTGATTGGCAAAATTTGCGGCTGAGCCAGAAGCGGTGCCAGAAAGACTACCGATACCGCCTAAAGCCTTGCCTGCGCCATAGCCACCAAGCGCACCACTTATAGCGCCCTTCAAGCCCTTGCCGCCAACCACGTTGGTTGCAGCGCCGATAGCGCCAGCGACTAGAGGCCCAACACCGGGTATGAAGTTAGCCAGTGGGCCAGCTACAGGCGCTATCTTCTTTGCAAACTTCTTGATGCTCTTGCCAAGCTTCTTGAAAAAGCCAAACTCTTCCAAGCCAGTAATCGGGTTCAGGCTTGCAATACCCATAGCCACAACGTGACGCTCAGGGTCGATGTCCAGCTCGTTGAATCTATTCTCTACTGCGGCTTCAAACTGAGCGTCATCAAACATCTCAGGGGGAAGCACAACCTCGCCGGGTCGTAAGTGAGCCAACACCGTGTCATCGCCGCGACCTTCGGCTGCAAGCATTTGCGCTTGCTCGGCCATAGGAGCGTTGGCTGCATCGCCCATGCGCTCATACATCTCTTGCTCAACGGGATCTTCTGCCATGCCCTGTTGCATCATCAGCTCGTTTAGAGCCATCTCAAGACCAGCATTTGAGTTCTGTTGCATCTCAGGCGCAGCTTCAGCCATTGCCATCTCAGGCATAGCCATTTCAGGCATCGGCTCTACCATCCCGCCCTCAGCCATTTGAACAGGCATGTCACCGCCAATGAGGTTTTGAATTCGACTCTGAAGCATTGCATCCATTACGGTGTACTCACTGTTACAGACCCTAAGCCAAAGGTGGCGGACTGGCCTGTTGGGTAGGTTTGATGGCTATACAAGTCCCTAAACGTAGTGCCATCAAACGCCTGATGTATCTCTGTCGTAGTATTGAAGATAATAGCACCTGTTGCAAACTGAAGCGTACTGATTTCAGTTGCGTTGAAGTGCGGAGATATTGTGATGTCTACGCTTCCAAGGTTCAGCTCAAGCACACGAACCAATCGGTTAAACGTGCCAGACTCGACCTTGTCGCCTTGGGCGGAAGGAAGCCTTGTTTCCAAAAGGCGGCTCATCTAGCGCCTACCGCTTTGCTGAAGGTCTAGCCTTGTGGCACCAAGCCTCCACTTATAACCAACCTGATCGCCGCTTGATGCGTCATCATCAGACTCAAACCGCAACACCACCTGACGCGCTCGGCTTCTCAGGCTGTTGAACGTAGAGCTTTCAGTCACCTGAGTAGTGGAGTCAGTGGTCAAAGACTGGCCGGGGAAGTCTCGACGCTTCAACACGATATTCATAGCGGGGGTGTTGCTGACGGTGGCGTCTTTGATAAACGCAACGTCAGGGATCATTCGTTTCACGAAAGCAAAGTTTTCGCCGTCAGATATGTCAATGTCCGCTGACTCAATGAAAACACCAGTCATGGGCTGGTTGTAATCATCAAACCCAGTCTCGTGGTTGAATATGCAGTTCTCGCTACTCGTTAAACCAGCCGCCATAGGCTGATCTTCAATGCCAGCATCGATCCACGAGTATCGAATCAAAGACCCGACAGACCATGTGTTCTCTTCGTAGTTGTAGATAACGTATCGGCTTATCTCGCCAGTGCCATCTGTAAGGCTTGGGTAGAAGAACCACATCTCTCCAAACTCTGAGTTCAGCCCCATAAAACACTTGAACGCCTGACCAAGATCGAGGTCTTCAAAGACATACTCTTGCACGGTGCAAGGAAGCTTCTGAACAGCTCCGTTGTAGAAGTAGAACCCTGTCTTGCTTGCGTAGTACACGCCGTTTGGCGCGTTTACAGCGGCCTTGGGGCCAACAATACCAGCGCCTTCGTTGACTAGGTTTATTGCAAAGGTAAGCGGAGGCCCGATAAAGCTCATCGAATACAGGCTGGTGTCTGTCCAGATCAGTATTTCTTGGCGCGACTTCATGCCACCAACAATAAACGACCCGCTAGACAGCCTTACAGAGCCTGCGCTATTGGTTGCCAATGGCTCAAACTGCAAATCATCTTCAGACGCACTAAACGCCACAAGCATTGGGTCGATAGCGCCAGAGCGAGCATTGTTCACTATTGGGTCAGCTCCAAGCACAATGAGGTGCCTGTCGGTTTCGGAGGTTATGACCTGCAAACCAAGGGTTGGGACTAAGTTTGCGCCCGTGATGCCTGAAAGCAAAACTGCTGGCTCTGAAGTCCCGCCATTCTCAAGCCATCTAAAGATGCCTGCGCCACGCGGGTTGATAATAAGGTTCTCGCCAAAGTTGTCATGAGTCCAAAGCCTGAGCTGGTTTACTGCGCTAATGGCTGATGCAGATCCGTACCCACCAGCGCCCCAAGTGCCAAGACCCCAGCCAGACCCTTGAACGTAGGTGTCTAGCCCAACATTTATCTGATACGAGCCGTCAACGCCTGATCCGCCATTGCCCGTGTCAGACGAGTTGGCTGTGACAGTTGCGCCGTCCGTGTCTTTTGCGGTGATGGTGTAGGTGTTTGTGCCAGTCACCAGCAGTATTTGATATTCTTGATTTAAAACATCAGCCGTGATCAACCCACCAAGGCTAACCGCGCCTGAAAAAGTAACAAAGTCGTTGGTTACAGACCCGTTGCTTGAGTCCGTAACAGTGATGGTCGATGAACCGTCAGTAGCCGCAAAGGTGATGCTGTTGGTCGAGGTCTTTCGTATCGGCGTTACGTCGTAATACCTGTCGCCTTCCTCGATGTAGTATTTAACCGTGGTGCCTAAGCCAAGGTAGCGAGTTCCCGCCAAAGATATCCAGCTATGCAGTGCGCGGCACGACCCAAGAAATGATTGAGTTCCACGCTTGTACCATCCGCCCACTTTTTCTGGGCGACCCTTTCGGAATCGAATAAGGTTTCCGTCTACCCATCCGCCTTTGGCGGCTAAGTCGGTTTCTTCTTTATTGATTCCCGGCTGAAAATCTATCCTTGATAATGGCATTTGGCATTAGGCCAACCGAATGATTGCGCCAGTCGCTGTTGGGCTTGGAAAAACAACAGTGAAGTTGCCAGCAGTAGATGTCTTATCACCACCAAAGTCGATGATAGCAACCGCCTTGTCGCTGTTTGTGTCGTTATAGATCATGCAGCCTCTCGCAGTGACTGTTGCTGTTCCAAAAGTCAGGTCTGCAAAATCGCATACAGCAGTCGTGCCGCTAAGGACAGGCGTCACGTTGGTTAGTGCGCTGCCACCACTGGTGTAGTTTGTGCCGCTGGCTTGACCTGTTGTAGTGAAGGCCGTAGTAGCCGCGCCCAATGTTGCGCTAGACGTGTAAAGCGCAAGCTTAAAGCTGTTGCCGCTTGTCGCTGTAAAGTTGTGAGTGCCAACAAGCACTTCCTGCTTGAATGACGAACAAATTGCAGATGTGATAGCCATGTCAAAGCTCCTTTATGATGTTAGCCATGTCCTCATGGCCCTGAGCACTAAGCTTACCCCTAATTGTGACACGATCCGAGGTAATTGCATTACGAATTCCGCTCAATATTACGTCATAAATATACTTTCTGAAAGCCAACGCTTGCTGCCTGACGTGCGGCTCCGCGTTCTCTGACACAGATACAATCTTGTTTGTGATCTGCTCCGCCCAAAACTCAGGAGGGTGGCCTTCATTGTCAGTGGTAAAAACCATGACGTTGCCAAGCTCAATATTTCCTTGTTCACCCATGACTATCCCTTATACGGCTCTGGTGAGCGTGGCAGCTCAATGGTTTCTAGGTTGTGCTTCTTAACCATGCTGGCAAGCTCGGATCGATTGCACACAACCCACTCACCCTGCGGGTCTGGCATAGCAATCTTTGGGTTAGCCAGCCTGTGGAAGCCATACAGCCTCTCTTCAAGATCGACGTTTTGATCCAGCAATGAAGACCTTGGGCTAACGCCTACCTTGACGCCTATAGAAATGAGCTTGCATATCCAAAACTCAAGACAGGCTCTGCCAGCTTCCGCAAAGTGCAAATTGTTTTTGTAGCTGAAGTCCATGCCAAACAGGTCTACCTGACCGACCTTGTTGTAGGCTGCAAAAGCCAGTGAGTAGGCAACAGTGGTATTTAAGTAGGCGCAGCGTTGGTCTTTGATGACCTCTTCTATAGGAAACACAGTCAGCGCAGGTACGCGCTCGTCTAGCTCGCAAGTATAGATCGGCTTGTCAAATGTAGGCAGAAGCTTACGCATAACGCCGGTCTGGTTACCCGCATCATCTGTATCCAAAAACCTACTGGCTGGGTCGAGCATAAACACTCGGTCACACTCAAAAACCGATAAGGCCGAGTTGATAACCCAGACCTCATCCCACTCTTCGCTGTTTTCTTTACCGATTACATAGTCGATCTGAGAGGCTCCCAGACCGATGATTGCTATTCTTTTGCCTTCAAGCTCTTTGATTGGTTCC